TGCGCGTGTTGAGCCGCCTGCTGCTGCTGCGTCATGGGCGGCGCTTGTTGCTGGTATGGCTGCGGAGCTTGCTGCTGAACCTGCGGCTGCGCGTACTGTTGTGGCGGCTGCGGTGGTCGCTGCTGCTGGGCGTTGAGCGCACCAACGGCGGGCGGCGCTCCGTTAGCCCCTTTCCCGATTGAGGGCACCACGGGCTGCGGAGGCTTCGGTTCCACCGGACCTCGGGCGTGGCCCATGATGTCGGCGAGCACCGACTCCTGCCGGGCTGCGGTTTCTTTGCCAGGCGCGCTCGAAGACGGAGGAGGAGAGGCGGAACTGTCTGAAGGCGGGGCTGCGGAGGTGCCTCCACCGCCAAGATCCGCCCCCCCTCCCTCGCCCTCGATGGAGAGGATGCCTAACGATTCTATTTTCTCAAAGTCATTCTTCGGCATTTTCGATTTCTCGCTTCAGTACTTCGATGGCATCTCGCCAGTTTTCCGAGAGTCGCTCGGGAGCTTGCCGGGCCATGTCAAGCCCTTCGCAATATCCCTGCAGGATGGCGGATTGCTGGAGCTGCTCTCCCACCAGGGGCTTAGTCGCAAGCTCATCCCGCTTATAACGAAGAATGGCTCCCAACTCTCGGCGCAATATACGCCAGCCTGGGTGCTGCTCAAGAGCTTCAAGGTGCGTAACGTCATTGCGGTGCTCCGCCAGCTCCGTTGACCATGCTTGCAATCGCTGCTGTCGGACTTGTTCCGGGGTATCCGCCACCGCCTTCACCGCCTCCCATTGCCTGTCCCGCGGGGACTAGATTTCCGGCCTGCGCCTGCTGCATCGCCGCCTCATCCGGCGTGATCCGGAACTGCGTGATGTTCTTCAAACCCGCCAGGCTTGCCATGTGCCCGAAGATGCGCGAAATGTCGTACTGCTGGGCAATCTGCGGGTTCTTGCCGATGACCGAGAAGATCTCTTTCCAGAGCGTGGCCTGCGCGAACCGGTCGACCGGGAGCGTCCCGTCGACGGGCACGTAGTCGAATTCGCCGGTGATCATCGTCTTATCGACATTGACGAACTTGGTGCCCTGCATCAGGTCGCCGGCAATTCTAAACATTTTTTCTTGGTCGTAGAACTGTTGTAAGTTAGCCACCATTTTGCGGCTTAAACGCGACCAGCCCAGAGCACTGGCGAAGTCGCAGAATGTCTTCATGCGGTTGGCTCCCTGGGCGGCGGCCGTTCGGACTTCGGTTGCAGTCTTACGGCCCCGCCCTAGAGAACCCATCAACGAGTCGTTAGACCCGGTGATCTGCTGCATCAACCCTTCGGTGAACTGCGTGTCCGACAGATGCCCTCGAGTAGGATCGACGTTCATCAACTCCGCGACGGCAGACCGCACGTCGGTGCCATAGCCTGTGCCCGGGCGCATGCGGACGATCCGTCCGGGTCCGCCGTCGATCAAGTCTTTCACATTGATGCGGTCCGGATCGATGATCAGGTTGCCGTTGAGCGAACGCCGCACGCTGAACATGTGCGTGTTGTAGAGCCAGTTGATCACGTCGTTGAGCGGCTTGGTGACTTCCATCATGCCGCGCGTCGACGAGTCGTAGCCATCGGTCTCCCAGGCGATGGCGTCATAGGGGAACTTACAGTGCCTCAAACCGAGGGGACTAGCCTTGATGATCACCGAATTGTTCGCTACTAAGAACTCCCATTTCTGGTAGTACTTTCCCGGAAGTTTCCACGCCTCCGGCACCACGTTCACCACCACCCGGAAGATGCCTACTTTGCCGCCCTTGAGATCCTTGGGATCCCAGACCTTCTCGGCGGCGAGCATGTTATCCCGGCTGCCGGCCGTAGAGGGGGCCATGTTGTTGCCGCCTACGCCCATGCCGCCCTCGAGTTGGTCGAGGTTGAACAGATCCCACTCGGTCTTCATCGAGCGGAGGCGCTCGAGGCCCATCATCATCGTGTGGCCGCAGAACTCCCCGTCCTGGAAGTTGACGAGGGGTACACCGGGATCCGGATACCAATCGTAGGGGCGGACGTTGGTGAGCCGGTTACCGCAGTAGCCTTCCACGCGCTCTTCCACCAGTTCCCATTTCGGATCCGCACCGAGGTCGATTCCCCCCAGCGTAGGCGCCATCGGGACGTACTCACTGAAGATTTGGTATTCCTTCGCATAATCCGAACCCACTACGCCGCAGCCGTACTTGATGGCGTCGAGCAGCCAGATGAACTCGTTGGTTGCCATGTCGCCGATGTCCTGGTTGTAGGCGATCAGGGCTTCGAGACACTGCGTGGACTGCTCGGTCTCCCCGTGCCGGCCGCGGAATTGCCAGACTGGATCGCGCCCCAGGAAGACGCTCGTGGCATACGTGTGGGAGGTGAGGGCGAGGGCGTAGGAATACGGAAGAATGACTTCGGAGAACTGGGACGCCGAGCCCTGCTCGCGGGCGCGCTGCTTCTTCGAGGAAGCTTCCGTTTCGGGAAGATACGCGCGGTATAAATCCTCGGCCTTTTTCCACTTCTCATGCCGGGAGGACATTCGATTCCGCGAGGAGCTAAACATGTGGAGCAATTTCTCCAGCACTTCCTCGTGAACTTCGTTATCAAAAGGAATTTTGAACTTGCCGGTCATGATAGTTCCCCCAGGAAGAAGGCCATCGAGGTCAACGCCATCACGGCCAGCAGGAGCGCATCGATCCAGGTCATTTGGTGAGGTACCTCAGGGCCAGAAGGCAGCCGACAAACGCGGCGATGAGCAGGAGGTAGAACGTGGCTTCACTCACTGTTTCAATTCGTAAATCAAGTAGACGATGCCCACCACGATGACCGCGAGGATGGCGATTTCGGGCCACGTCATCTCGCGTTTCCACATCGGCTCGAGACCCTTCAAATCCTGGAAGCGTAAAGGTGTGCGGCCCATAGAGGAACTTCATATTCGCATGTAATCGCGGATAGGCGTGAATTTTCATCGTGGAAAGAGCCTCGCCCCCCCGCCCACGCCGAGTTGATGGGCGAGGAAGAGCAGCAGCACGATCAGAAGTAACCCGCCCACGATCCACTTCACGGGAGCCGGCAGCGCGTAGGTGACGATGATCCAATTCAATCCCCACACTACGATTGCGAAGATGATGATCGCGATGATCAGGTAGATTAATTGATCGATCATGGGGCCACCTCCGTGGCATAATTGAGCGGACCGTGTGGCGTGTTCAGCACCGCACGGCCCTGACCGAGACGACCTGAATAGGAGGCCGAATGGCTAGAAGAGATTGTAGACCGCTCTTTCCGCTTTCCCCTAAAGACATCGAAAGATTCTGGTCGAAAATCGACCGGGGAGGGGAGGACGAGTGCTGGCTTTGGAAGGGCTGCACCACACGGCATGGCTATGGAGCGTTTGGTTATGGTCCACCGAAACAACAGCGGATGTTCAGGGCGAATCGCATAGCGTATTTTTTGGGCCATGGCAGGGATCCAATCCCTTTCTGCGTCCTGCACACCTGCGACAATCCGCCCTGCTGCAATCCGATTCATTATTTTTTGGGCAGTCGAGCGGATAACGTTCAAGACGCGACCGCCAAGGGACGCATGCAATCCGGGGAGAACCACTACATGCGAAGACACCCGGAGCTTATCGTGCGCGGAGAAAGCCACTATTCCAGAAAGCATCCGGAATTTGTACTGCGGGGAGAGAGACGTCACAACGCCAAATTGGGAGAATCCGATGTCGTCGAAATCAGGACGCTTTACCGAACTGGATCCTACGGTCAAGAAGCCCTTGCCGCCATGTTCGGCGTGACGAAGGGAAACGTCAGCCAGATCATCCGCCGGAAAACATGGACGCATATCTAGGGGCATTGGCGCCACGCTTCCTCCAAGGCTTTCGGTTCGCCGAGGGCCTTGAATTGCCCCTCTTGGTAGTCTCCGGAGGATAGCTCCAGAACGAGCGATACCGCCACCGCCACCACATCGATCACGTCATCGTGTTCGACGCCCGGATACATGGCCCATTGCTGGAGAAACTCGGTCATCTCCTTACGGACGTAGAGCTTGTTGTGAGCGGCGAGGCCGGAGAGAGATTGGCGGATCTTCACGGGCTTGGGGCGGCGGTCGTTCCAATTCTCTACGGCGTGGAAGATGCCTTTCTTCCGCATGGCCTCATCCAGAATCCATTTGAGCGTGGTCTCGTAGGCCACGGCGTGGACCCGGACGCGAACCGGTTTCCACTTGGCGGTGAACTCGAAGAATTTGGCCGCAGACCAGTCGGGCTGATGGTTCTTGGAGATGGAGTACTCGAGCAAAAATACGTCCTTCGCGGCGTTCATACCCACGATGCAGTGTGCTTCAAAGTCCTTCTTGGCGAGGCCCTTCTCTACCTGCGCCTTACTGGGAGGCGGAACGGGATCGATCGCGTAGACGGTCAGGAGATTGGGCGGCGGCACCTCGTAGAAACGCAGGTCCGACTGCTGGAAGAATTGGCCCTGATCCGGGACGTTGATGCACAGGTACTCACGGGCGAAGTAGGCGAATTGATAGCGGCGCTGGTAGTTTTCCTCTTTGGCGTTGAGTTCCGCCGTGGGGAGGCTGGCTTCCCAGACACTCTTGCCGTTCTCGCCCCGGGCACCGATGCGCTGGAAGCGCCACTCGGGATCGTTCTCGGCAGAACTGATGAGATCGCGTGGCTGCATCGGGGTTTGCAGCATGACCATCTTGCGATTGGGAGCATCGAGCTTGCTCGCCATTGTATTTCGGATACTCGCGTACACTAACTGATTAATTTTTTCAATCTGCTCCGGGCTGCCAACATTCTCTTCTGACTGGATATCATCCAGGCAAATCAGGTCAGGACGGAATGCGTTGATATTCAACCCTCGAATCGAGGAAGTGATGCCTACCGAAACCAAAGAAATTTTCGTCTCCGGCTCATCGTGCTTGAAGCGGCAGAGAACATCGAAGCGATCCGCGTTCCACACATTCCCCGGCCTGAGTCCGTAGGTTTGGGCGAACGCCATTCCATCGCTGCTGCTGCCCTCGATGGCCGACCGCAGCCAGTCCCCTGTCTCGAAGGCTTTGTTCTGATTGACCCCGATATAGGCGATGGTGCGGCTGACCCGGTAGGCCATGCACCACGCCACATAAGCCCTCAGCAGCGTAGTTTTCGCGCCACCTCGGAAGACAGAAATCGCCGAGAGTTCGCAGGAAGTATCTATCCAATCGGCCCATATCCGGCGATGGAAATCAGGTGATGGCTGCCTAAAAGCGGAGGGGAAGAAGGTACGGCAGAACAGCTCCCCGTCGGTGGCGCACAGCGATACTAATTCGTTGAGGTCGACGGACGGGGAGCGTGTCTGCTTCATCGGCTATTTGTGCGGGAACGGAGGTCCGACCGGCGGCTCCTTGGGATGCTTGGCATCCTTGTCGTTCTTGTCGTCCTTGTCCTTGTCATCCTTGGTCTTCGGCTTGGGATTGGTGTCGGCGAAGGCCATGTCGCGGACGTGCTGGAAGGCGGCACGGTCGTCTTCAGCCATGCGGCGATGTTCATCGGGATCGTCGAAGGGGCCGCGGCCGATGGCTAAGTTGGCGACGGCGCGCCACCGGAGCTTGGCGCTCAGGGCCACGTCCTTCCAGGCCGGGCGCTTGGCCTCGGTCTTCCAGTAAGACGCCCAGGCTTCGTAGAGTTTCTCGGCCAGCCCTTCTGGGGTATGCTCCGGCCCGGGAGCGGGGAGCGGGGTGGGTTCCGGCTTGTAGGCCGTATCTTTTTCTTGCATTTGTTCAATTCTCCTTGGATCGAATCAAACGAGTAATCGAGTCAAAGTCCCTCGCGAGGACATTATTTATGATTCGCTTTCTTCACCGGCGCGGCGTGCGCGGAGGATTGGGCGGCAAAGGTGCCTGCGGCGGCGGGCGCCACGATGGCGGTGTGGGTTTTGCCGTTGATGTAGAGCGCGCCGCGCAGTTCCGTCGCGCCCGTGTTGGCCTCGACGGTATAGCTCACGGTTCCATCGGCAGCCTGCGGGGTGTCTTCGGGCGGCGAGTCGATGGTGAGCCAGGTGGCTTCACTCTGCTTGTCGACCTGCCAGGTGTTGTCGACGCCCGGTTCGGTGATGGTGACCGTGACCGAGCCGGTGCCGCCGGTCGAGGGGAAGTTCTGCTCGAGCGGCGCGATGGTGACTCCGGCCACATCGGGCAGCGTACCGCCGCCTGGGCCGGTGGGCGGCACATCGCCTACATGCTGCTTCTTCTTGAGCGGCAGCGGCTTCACATCGCGCCGCAGATCTTCCATCACGTCGCCGGAAACCTCTCCGACCGAGGCCCAATCGGCGGCGAGGCTTTCGGGGAGCGCGGCCCATTGGGGATGCGGGCCGAGGATCTCGATGGCTTTCGGGTCGGTCGACTCGCCGGCGGATGCTTCAAAGAGGATCGGCGGCGGGGGAGGCGGGGGCGCCTCGGCTCCGGCGTCGATGGATTCCTGGGCCACGATGTACCAGGCGTTCTTGACGGTACGCTGGGTCTCGGACCATGTGGGGATGGGGGCGAGCGTCTCCTCCGTCATCCAGTCGAGCATCTGGGCCTTGGCCGTGTAGAGGCGCTCGGCGAGTTCTTCCATCGTGGTGGTTTGCATCTAACTTTCCTGTTCTTCGAGGTTGGCTTCTATGGTGAGGGGCACGGCGGCGCGGCGTTGGAGCGCCCGCTCGCGCGCCTCATTAATAATGTTCACGTCGACTTGCAGGTGCGAGTGGACGTGCATGTCGGTCGAGTAGCCCTTGGGGTTGATATAACCCAAAGCCGTGAGCGAGAGCTTGGCGGCGGTGAGCAGCTCGCGCGACTCGAGCTCGTTCTCTTCGAGCCTTCTATCCACTTCATCCAGCGCGCGGTGGGCCAAAGAATTCAATTTGTCCGTGATCTGGGCGCCGACAAAGACGGCTTCCTTCCCGGCTTCCTTGCAGGCTTCCTTATATGCCTGCTGAAACAGATCGTTGTGTACCAGGATGTGGATGTATTGGCGGCCGTAGTTGAGTTCGATGGCTGCTTCCCTCAACTGGCGGTGGGGGTTGGCGAGCATCCAGTTCAGCAAAGCCTGGTGGCGGTAGGACAGACTTTTGAGTTCAGTTGCCAAATCAGATTCCTAAAAGAGAGGGCCTGATCCGGTTGCGGAGCATCAGGCCCATTTCCCGAGCAGCCGGATCACACTGAATTTGCCGCCCGAAAACCACGTGACAATCGAAATGCCCAATTTTCCAATACCTACTGTCATCGGGAGGACGCCAAGAGAGCGCGGCCTCAGTGGTTGCAAGTTTAAACCTGGAATATGAAGACTGTCAATGGACTTAGCCTTGGCCGAGCTGCCCTCTGAGCCACTGGATGAGCTGCGCTTGCTGGGCATTGGACTGGGAAGGATCATACGTCGAGGTGGGGGTCGAGTAGTTCCACATGCCATTCTCGTCAGCGCGAGAGACGGTGGGAGCGGGGCCGCCCCAGCCGGTGTTATTGATGCCGGCGGCGTAGCGGG